CAGAGCAAAGGCAGGGCGCTGATGGCCGACAACGATCAAATCAGTCTTTCCCAATCGTTCCAGCCTTCAATCTGGTACGTCGCCTTCCTCGATCGCGAGCGGGAAGACTGGTTTGATCTGCTGTCGCCAAGCTGGGCGCGGCACGTCATGGCCTTCGCCTACCTGAAGCCCCTCGATTGCTGGCTGTTCGTGGATCCGAAGCTGCACCGGCATGAAATATCCGTCGTGCCCGACCACCTGGTGCGACCAGTGCTTACCGAAATGTATATGCACGAGGTCAAGATCCTCCGCATCGACCAGCAATCCGGCAACCCGTACAACGCCAGGATCGGCAACTGGTGCACCCAGACCATTGCCCGTCTCGTCGGAGTTCGCAGCCGTGCGTTCCGGCCAATAGCCTTATACCGCGATCTTATACGCTCAGGAGCAGTCCCCGCTTACGAGGAATCTGATGAGCATCAAGACCAAAGCGCCGGAGATCCAGGAAGACCCGGCGACCAAGAAACTCCGCGAGCAGGCTGAGGCGCGGGCCGACGCCACGCGGTTCGGCGAAGCACAAGAATTCACCAGCGATGCAACACAGCGCGTCGTTCGCCGTTTCGGTGCACGTGCCGCAACGGCCGGCGCCAGCGGGACTGCGGCATTCAATCCATTCGCATTTGGTACGGGCGGTTCCGGCACGTCGTTCAGCGGATTCAACCCTCAAAATCTCGGCCTCCAGTCCGGAAATATCTCACCGCAAGTCTTCCGCAGAGCGTCATCTGGCGGCCGGCAAGGACTCGGCACTGTGGTTCCGAGGTTCTAGCGCATGGCCGAATTTCACGACGCAAACACGCCCGAAGGCAAACTGCTGCAGCGCATTACCGCGGCCCGTTCTGACAGATCGACGGTGTCATCTGCGCTCAACAGGTTCTATGAGCTGGCTTTGCCATTCCGGGCCCCAATTTCCTCGACGGTCACGCGATCGACCCAGACGCGCCTCGAGGAACAGGAAGACATCTTCGACGATACGCTGCAGACGACGGTGCTCGACTTCGGTGCCGAAATGATGGACCGGTTTACGCCGCACTATAAGCCGTGGGCAGACCTGAAGCCGGTCAAACAGCTCGATTCCTCCCAGAAAAAGGCCGGTCTTGCGCTCATCAAGGAGCGGCAGGAACTGATCTATGCGGAGATCAAGCGTTCGGATTTCTATGAACAGTCCAGCCAGCCCTGGCTCGATGTGGCCGGCTCCAAGGGTGGCATCGTCATCCCATACGCCAAGTCGGGCGAGAAGATTCACTGCACACCGATTGTGATGTCTAGCCTGCTGGACGACATGGGGCCATTCGGCGATCTCGACATGCGAGCGCAGGAATTCATCACCAAGCGCAAGCACCTGAAGAACCTGTTCCCGAAGATCGATATGTCGAAAATCCTGCTGCAAATTCGCGGTGACGATGAAAGAGACGTGGTCGTCGTGCAGGGCAATTACCGCCTGTATGGCGGGAAAAACGACTGGATGTTCTTCGTCGTGATTGACGGGCGTGTCGCCCAGATGAAGGCCATGAAGGGCATGGGATCCTGCGCTGTTCAGGTTCTGCGCTGGTCGGACGCGCCGTTCTCGACATGGGGGCCGGGCGCCGCCATCCCGGCAATGCCATCGGCCAACACGCTGCAGGAACTCGGCTATCTATTCCTGAAGAATCTCGCCAAGCGAATTGACCCCCCGTTCTCATACCACGAGGACGGGCTGTTCAACCCAGAAGGCGGCGTTGACGCAGGTATGGCCCTGCCGCGCGACGGACAGTCGGGCGGCATCGAATGGCTGATCCCTGACCAGGATCTCGATGCTGCGATGTTCGAGCGCGAATTGCTGCGGATGAACGTCAAGAAGGCGATGTTCCAGGATAAGCCAGAGCAGGCTGGCCGCACACCGCCGACGGCAACGCAGTGGATTGATGAGCGGGCGCAGACAGATCGCCGCCTGCAGCTGGCCCGTCTTCGCGTCTACAAGGAATGGGTGCTTCCCATCCTCGAGCGCTTCAACTGGATCATGACAACACGCGGCGACCTGCCGCCGCTTGAACTCGACAGCGGCACACAGATCGAAGTCAGCTTCGAAAACCCGGTGACGAAATCGTCCGATGCGGAAGAAGTCTCGCGATCAATGAACCTCGCGCAATCTGCGGCCGGCGTATTCGGCGAGCAGTTCCTGGCGAACGTCGATGCGGTGGATACGATCACCAACTGGAAGGAAAAGCTGGGTGACGAGCTTCTGACCATGAAGGCATTCGATGACCAGTCCGAAGGCATGCAGGGCCTGCTGTCGAACATGAGAAATCTGAGCAAAGGAGGATAACCGTGGAAGGGCGCACAGTACGAAAATTCAAGGATCTCGTCGTCGGAAAAGACGAGGGGCCGCAGCTTTCGAAGGTGCATGCCGCCTTTCGATCAATCGCCACATTGCCAGCCGGAGCGGTAATTGAGGCGTGGCTACTGAACATTCTGGCACAAGCCGATCCACTCGGAATTCCTGACGGTGCGTTCAGGGAAACGTCCGCCCGTCGTCGAATGGCACGAGAAATAGTGCACTTCATGGCCGAGGATCCCAATGTCGAACGAACTGGAACAGCCAACGCAAGACCCGACGGAGACGCCCCAAGTGGAGGCGGTCGCAAGCGACACCTCTCCAGCCCAGGACGAAAGCCAGGCGACACCGACTGAGGCAGTTGCTGAGGCAGCGCCCGTCGATGCACCCGAAGCTGAGGCTCCTGAGGCGGTAGAAACTGCCGAGACGGCCGAGCCGGATGGCTCCTATGCCTGCGCTGAAGCGCTCAGCTTCGTGCCGAACGTCAAGATCGTCTCCGATGTGAACGGCGGTCGCAAACTCGAATTTGGAGCCGCTGAATAATGGTTGACGACGTCACCCCCGCCACACCTGCCGCGGCAACGCCTGCTGCTGCAGCGACCCCTGTATCCGCCGTGGCCGCAGTTTCTGCCGCAGCTGCAGCGCCTGCGTCGATGGCTGATCCAGCCGCTGCCGCAGTTGCTGCTGAAGCTGCAGGAACGCCAGAGGCGGTCGCCGCTGAAGGCTGGGACGTCACGAAGCTGGGTGAAGGATACGTCAAGGACGGCAAGCCGGACTTCGATGCCATCACCGCCGCGCTGGGCAAGGTCCATGTGGACATGCCGGCGGAAGACGCCACCTATGACCTGTCATTCGGCGAAGGCTTCGACATCAAGGGCGAAGACGGCGAGATCGCCAAGATCGACCCGGCTGATCCTCGCGTTGCCGACATGACGACATGGGCCCGTGAAAATGGGATCGGCCAGAAAGCCGTGTCGGGCCTGATGGCCATCTACGGCAACATCATCAAGGACGCCCACGGGCAGAATTCGACCGGCGCTGCCGAGCGGATGGATGCCGAATGGGCGAAGCTGGACCCCGATAAGGGCAAGGCACAAGAGCGAGCCACCAAGGCCGCGAACGGAATCTACCAGGCGCTGGGTAAAGAAAATGCCGCCCTGTCGTCCCGGTTCATCGATGCGATGGCCGACGCCGACATGGTGAAGTTCACGGAAATTGTTCTCGACCGCATCGGCGGCGAGGGCGCGGCATCACCGACTGCGGCGGATCTGGGCACATCGAAAGTGCCAGACGCCAAAGTCTTCTTCGATCACCCCACGTCTCAGAAGCGGAGCTAAAACCTGATGGACGCGACTCGTAACCCTACCCTCGCCGATCTGAAAGCCCGCCTGGATGCCAATGGCAAACCTGCGCGCATCATCGAGATTCTGATGCGTGAAGATGGCATCCTCGAAGACATGCCGATGATCGAGTGCAACCAGAAAACGAAGCACGTCACCACGCTTCGCACCAAGCTGCCGACCCCGGTCGCCCGCCTGTTCAACCGCGGTACGCCGGCCACCAAGTCGGACGTTGGCACGATTGAAGAAGCGCCGATCATGCTCGAAGATTGGGCTGAAGCAGATGCCGACATGGTCGACAAGAACGGCGAAGGCTACCGGATGGGCGAGCATACCGCGCACATCCAGGGCTTCAACCAGGAAGTCGGCCGCATGGCCTTCTATGGCAACTCGAACCTCAATCCGTTCGATGAGTTCATGGGCCTCGCGCCTCGCTACAACTCGCTGACCGACCCCGAACTGCAGGATTATACCATCACGGGCGGCGGTGCCGCCAGCAACAACACCTCGATCTGGATGATCAATTGGGGTGAAGAAACCACGCATGCCATCTATCCGGCCGGCTCGCCTGCGGGCCTGAGCCACAAGGATCTTGGCAAGCGCGTCAAGACCTATGTCGACGGCTCCAGTGTTGAGCGGAACATCGAGGTCTATGACGACAAGTATGCCTGGGACATCGGCTTCGTTGTCCGCGACTACCGCTCGATCGTTCGCATTCCGAACATCGACGTCACTGCCCTGAAGGCCGATCCGACCACCGGCGGCGCTGACATCTACGAGCTGATCAGCCGCGCTCAGGAACGCATTCAGGGCAACGGCCGCACTGTCATCTACGGTAACCGCAAGGTCCGTGAGTTCGCGCGTCTCCAGGCGCAGAACAAGAAGAACGTGCGGATCACCCCGAACGAAGTAACCGGCAAGCGGGTGATGGATGTCGACGGCATTCCGTTCCGTCTCGCCGACGCCCTGGTCAACAACGAGGCCACGGTCTCTTAAGGCCGTCAGCAAACAAAGGAAACGAACATGATTGGTGACGCGCTACTTCTTACTTTCGATGGTGCCGACGCAACAGCCGGTGCCCTGCACACGTCGACAAATATCCCGCTCCCGGCATACGATTTCGGGGTACAGGGTGCCGAGCACCTGGACGTTATGTTCCAGGCTCACTCGGTCCTTACCGCAGCAACTCGTGTTGAACTGATCTTCCAGACCTCTGCTGTGGCGAACTTCGCAACCGTCGACGTGGTCGGCTCGATCCTGTCGACCAATGCGAAGTATCGGACATCACCGTTCGAGCCGCTGTTCCTGCGCCTTAGCCGCCGGATGCTGGAGTTCAACCGCCTTATGGTGAACTTCGCGGTTCAGCCAACTGCCGGCACGTTCACCGCTGGTCTGGTTTCTGGTGTCAACACGCGCCGGAACTTCCCGAAGGGCTATTCGCACTAACAGGGGCATCCTGGGGATCATACAAGAGGGCTCGGCGTTGTTGCCGGGCCCTTTTTTTATTGGTGCGTACATTGCCGGATGGGCTGGATTTATCGTCGGCATTCCAAATAGGGAGTAAGCAAAATGGACAGTGATACGATTCAAGACGACCCAACAGTTGAAGTGCGACTGGTTGGCCCTGCCTATATCGGCGAGGAATATTTCGTAGCAGGCACAGAACTGCGTGTTCCGAAGTCGATGATGGACGCATGCACGGCGATGCGGCCGAAAGACGAGGACTTCGAGAAGCCGAAGATGCGAGACCTGTCATCGAAGGCGATGGCGACCCAGTCGCCGGCACGGATTGAGGTGGTTTCGCGCGTGAAGCCCGACCCGACCGAGAGGGCTCAGCCGCTCACGCTGCAGGCCGCGGGCAAGGCTCCGAAGCTGACCGGCCACGGCACGGGGAAGCCCAAGCCACCAGCGCCGGCGGTGCCAACAGCTGAAGAAGCGACGTTGGAGGAATGCCGCACGGCTGCATCCGGCGTTGATATGGCCGCTCTGCCAGCCGATTCTCTGACGCCGAAAGGCTACATGAAGAAGGCTGTTCTCGAACAATTGGTTGGTAAGCCGGTCTCGATGCCCGTCTTCCTTGACTTCATGAAACAAGACCCGGAGTAACGCTTCCTCCCGATTGCGCCGGATCTTGAGAGCCCCCCGTCGGAGCGCCCCGGCGGGGGGTTTGCTTTTGCGGTGCGTACATCTGACGCCTGTAACAGCGGCATCTTGTGGGCATGACCCTGTACGCCGCCCCCATTGAAGTGATGAATTCGATGATGCTGATGATCGGTGCAAAGCCGATCAATAGTATCCACGATCAGTCCAAAGAAAACATCGTTCTTCGCCAGCTCTATGAGCCATTGGTGCAGTCGGCGCTCTGTCGCCACGCCTGGACATGGGCCACGAAGACGACGGTGGTTCAGTCATCCTCGCAGTCAGTGGATGGCAACTATCTCTACCCGGTGCCGTCCGACTTCCTGAACGTGCGCTGGGTGCGCGCCGGCGGCACTGACATCCAGGTCGAGCACATGGAAGATGGGCACCTGAGCCTGCCGTTCCTGTCCGACCTCGAGCTTCACGGCAACTGGCGGGTGCCAGAGGCGCGGTGGCCGGCCGACTTCGCGGAAGCGATCGTTCTATCTGGGTATGGGATGCTGCTGCGGTCGCTGCTGAATGACTTCATCCAGGCTGATCGTGCTGACGATAAGGCCGAGAAGAAGCTGCGCTTTGCGATCGTGCGTGACCGTCGCCAGATCCGGGGCCGCGACATCAACCAGAATTCTGTGTTGTTGAACGCCTGGCGCGGGAGAAAAACTCGTGGCTCGGCGTAGAACCTTCTCGAATGACCTCACCGCCGGAGAAATCGGCCCGGAGTTCCTGCAGCGCACTGATGAGGAATTGCTCAACAAGAGCGCCCAGACGCTGGGGAACACGATTGTCCTGAACGCTGGCGGCGCGCGTCGGCGCCCAGGTGGCCGGCCCCGGGTGGCGACCAGTGGCGTGAAGCGCCGCCTCGAAGTGTTCGACCTGACCGACGATGACCTTCGCGAGGTTGTGATCTCGGCCGGCAAGCTGGAAATCTTCAATGGCGTGACGCTCGAGGATACGATTGTAGGGCCGTGGCTGGAAACCGACATCGACACTATCACGGTCGTCAACGGCGACAATGAATTCTACATTCTGGGCGGCTTCCCGATCCAGGTGCTTGCTTATGATGGCGCGGCGTTCTCGATGGGCGCCTTCGTGTTCTCGAGCGGGATCGGTTCGGCCCTTCGCCAGCCATATTGGAGATTCGCCGCCAAGGGCATCACGCTCCTGCCGTCGGCTGCATCCGGTACGATTACGGTCA